TTATTTGTGTGATATTTCGTGTGATATATTTTTTATATGCTCAAGCACTTTACTTGTAAATCTTTCGTTATAGTCGTCCATAACTCCGCGGTAGATATTTTTTAGTGTGCCGTCTGATGCCCACCCACCACGCTGCATGATATACACGTCCGGCACGCCTATCGCATGCATCATGCTTGCCGCATAGTGTCTTAAGTCGTGAAATCTGAAAGACTGTATCTCTAAATCTTTTAACACTTTTGCAAAGCGATGTGTAATTTGATTGGGGTTTAAATTCACAAGCTTGCCAGTCGTGGGCAACTCTTTAATTATATAGTCTGGCATGTCTATATCCCTTGTACTTGATGTTGTCTTTGTAGTCTTGACTGTCCAGTCCTTGCCCTCTGTATATACAAGAGCTTTATTTATATGTATGATACTACCTTCCACATCCTCTGCAGTAAGGGCGCATACTTCAGACCGTCTGAGGGTGCCAAACGCCGCAAGGTATACAGCTATGAGCATATCTCTATCTTTTTCTTTACAGTACTCAATAATAGCTTTTATGTCTGCATCTGTGGGCACATACAGCCGTGGTTTTATCCGTTGCGGCAAGCTTACATTCATATGTAAGTTCGGATAGTAGGCCTTAAGGACCGTATATAAGAAGCCATAGGCGTTCTTTGTGGTCTTTGGACTTCTACCGACGGCATAAGAATTTACCCACCTTTGTATCAGATCCGGCGTAAATTTGCTTAAAGGAAGTCGCAAGTAGCCTTCAAAAGCATTATATATAAGTCGCTTGTAATTTACTAAAGTAGTAGGCGATAAAATATTAGATTTCATCGCGCAGTAATTCAACATAGAGTCTTCAAGCTTTATATCTAAGTTCTTAGATGTATCAACATTATCAAGCTTGTAGGCTGTAGCCATGTGCTCCGCTTCTTTTTTTGTCTTTGCCGTGAAGGACTTATAATGCTTTTTCCCCTTATCGTCCGTATAGTCGTATATCTGACATCTGTAGCCATTTAGACCTCCTTTTTGAGTATAAAAATAACACCTCTTGCGAGGTGCCTGCCTAAATGGTATAATAATAACTGATATTTATTTGCGAATATCGCAGTTGATTTAAGATTAGGCGCGGCCACGCAAGTGGCTAATCCTTGAGAGCCTCCGTATTGGCGTACGGGGGTTCTTTTTAGTTTTAATATTGTTTAAAATAAGTTACTTTTGCAAGATATCACCGTCATAAGAGAAATATTTACCTGCTGCATTTGCCGCCACATCCGACTTGCTAAAAGTTGCGTGTCCGTATTCTCCAAAATCGAGAGTTATCGTATCCCATGCATTGAAATATTCATCACCTAAATCAAGTATCGGGTCTGTAATTTCAGATACTGAACTTTCAGCTATTGCGTCTATAGGTAGCTGTATCTTGCTGTTATCATTTACATGGGATAAGTCTACTGCTATAGAAAGATTTTTATCGTTCATAGTGACGCTTTTTAATTCTGCCCCCGGGGTCATGTGGTCTGGAAGTATCTCATTTACTTTTGCCACAAGTTCATCGCTTGAGACAGGAGCAGCATCACTTGATGCACTTGCCTCATAAGGTTCGCCCGTCTCAGCATTAAAATACTTTTCTTGTAGAAGCGTACCTTTTCCGAGTGTTTTTGCAGATACTTCTTCTTTATCTACATGCTCCATAACTTTCACATAAAGCATCCCTGCAGTATTCTGTATACAAGTAGTGGTCTTTGTTGAGAAATTGATTATAAAGTGGATTTCGTCAGGCTGCATGAAATTCTTATAGTAGTCAAATGCAAAATCTATAGGATTGGTTGCACTTGTCATTCTGTTTAGCTTCCACTTACCTGTAGTGTCGTCATTTACACGCATCGGGTCGTCAAGACTGTATTCCTTTTTCATCTCTTCTTTTTTGTTTGTAGCCTCTGTGGTAGCGGCTTCAGAAGTTGCCTCGCTACTTACTACAGTAGTGTCGGTAGTGCTCTCGTTTGATGCAGCAGCTCCGCCACATCCTGTAAGCACCATGGCCATAGCCACGGCTATCAATTCTTTTTTCATAGTTCCTCCAATTTAATTTATATAATCCCACCGTGCAAAAAGTTATTGACATTCGAACATATATTCGATATATTTAACCTACATGCAGGAGGGAAAAAACATGGATGATAAGGAAGAATTTAAGGAGTTACGTAGATTATTATTACTTGCCAATCGCAGACATATAAGACTTTTAATTATATATCTGAAGAAAATGCTTAGGGCTGACTGATGTCAGTCTTTTTTATTTTCTTCAATGTTGGAAGCCATATCTACAATAATCTTCTCTAAAACATTCCATTCTTCCTCATTCAGCTTTGATATAGCTGATATGAAACGCTTCTTAAATGTATTAGAAGTATCCCACTGTATTTCACCGATGAACGAGATTATTTCTTCATCAAGCGACATATCTTTAAACATTTCTCCCATTCCGGTTCTAAGCCACTCTTCATTGACATTAAATTCACGGCAAATCGCCAGAATGTTTGAGTCGCTCAATCCGTTGCGCCCTCTTTCTATATCAGAGATAGCCGAGCGAGTAACTCCGATTTTTTCACCGAATTTTTCACCTGACAGCCCCAAGGCTTTTCTAAGTTCTTTTACTCTTTCTCCCATTATACCTCCTTTCCAAATCCATTTTCTTATATTCACAGTATATAAGGAATAAAAATAAAAGTCAAGAAAAAAGTTCGCAAAAACGACAAAAAACTATTGACAAAGTCGTTTTAACGATGTATTATGTACGCATAACCAACAAAAACACAAAGGAGAACAAAAATGAAAAAATTTGAAGTAGGAAAGATTTACAGAGAAAGAAAGTACGAAGGAAGAATGGATGTTGAAATCAAGATAGTAAAAAGAACTGCTAAAACAGTTACTTTTATCTATACAAAGCCAAATTGGTGGGAGGATGACATAACCAAAGAGTACAGAAAAAAGATTAGCGACATGGGACAAGGCGAAGTTATTTACTTCGGTAGCAACTGGGCTACCCCGACCGTAGACCCTGAGCCTATAGAAGAGATTACAGAAGCTGTGATTGCTTCATAAATAACAGGGGCTTAAAGCCCCGCCCCTTACGGGGTAGAGAGGAGTAAAGATGACAAAGAAGGATACAAAGAAGATTGTAGCAATCTTAAAAGCAACACTGCCAAAGCTTAGCCAGGAAAAGCAAGAATACTTGCTTGGATTGGCGGAGGGAATGGAGATGGCAAGAGTGATTGCGGAGGATAAAGAGGAAAAGGCAAGCTAAAGGAGGGTAAATGACTAGAGAGGAAGCAATAGTGCAATTAGAAGATTTAAGAGAGCATTGTAAGGAGTACATAAAAGAAGACGAAGAAGGATTTGGTGTGTGGTCGGATGATGTAGAAGCATTGAATATTGCGATTAATGCGCTCAAGCGTGAAAGTTCAGTTGAATAAGGAGGGATTTATGACATTCGAAGAAAATGGATACGAGGCTGTAGAGGTTTGTACTACAGAGGTTAAGGAAGTGATTAGAAAATACAAAATACCGTATAAGTTACTAGAACGCATATTAACAGGGGTTAAAGAGGATTTATACGACGCTTTGATAATTGAATAAAGGGGGGAGATATGAAAGAGTTAATAAAAGTAAATACAAACGAAAATTTGGAGCCGGTAGTAAATGGCAGGGAGTTGCATGAAATACTGGAAGTGGCAACGCCTTATGACAAATGGTTTCCAAGAATGACAGAATACGGCTTTGTTGAGGGGCAGGACTTTTCGACATTTTTGTCGGAAAGTACAGGCGGACGACCTGCAGTCAATCACATCATAAAGATGGACATGGCAAAAGAAATCTGTATGTTACAGCGCACCGAGAGGGGCAAGCTTGCAAGACAATATTTCATACAGATTGAAAAGGACTATAACAGCCCTGAAAAGATTATGGCAAGAGCCTTACAGATAGCGCAAAAGGAAATCAGTAGTCTGAAGATAGAGTGCGCAAGCATGAAGCCAAAGGCCTTATTTGCCGATGCGGTCAGTGCAAGCCATACATCTATACTGGTGGGCGACCTTGCGAAATTACTCAGGCAAAACGGCATTGACATCGGCGCTCATAGACTTTTTGAAAAGCTGAGAGAAAAAGGCTTCTTGATGAAGTCGGGCAGTAGTAAAAATATGCCGACTCAGGCATCAATGGACAGAGGACTATTTGAAATAAAAGAGGGCAGTTATATCAATAGCGACGGTGTAAATGTCGTGACAAAAACGACTAAAGTCACAGGCAAAGGACAAGTGTACTTTGTAAATTTATTCTTGAATGCGTAAAAGGGAGGATTTATGAAAATTAAAAAATATATGAAACCGTACACATGCGGTGAACTGCAGAAAAACCTGCAGAGAGATAAACGAAAGCTTGCAGATTTGGAAAAGAGATACAGCGAAGAATTAAAAGACGGACGCGAAACACTTGTAAATGGAACTTATGACTGCTACGGATCCGATTACGATTTATGGGAGGATAATCTTTTTGATTGGTATATGCCCAAAATTCGCACAGTGGAAGCAAGAGTTGAATACTGGAAGAGTCGTATAAGAAAAAGGCAATTTACGCATAAGAAAAAAGCAAGTTAAAAGCAAAAAGGAGGAGATTATGGAAGATATAAGAAAGAATTTTGTAGCAATGCCAACACTGATAAGAGGTACAGCGGAGGAAGAAAAAGAGAAGGCGCTCAGATGCTTAGAGTCAAAGAATTTTGCGCTAAGCAGAGACATAGACGGATTAAAGCTGCAAGTTAAAAGACAAAAAAGAATACTTGCAGAGCTTGAAAAGTGGACGCTTAGAACATTTGTAGCAGTTGCCACGGTCGATGCAGCAATCGTAATAGCACTATTTTTTGCGCTTGCAAAATAAAGAAAGGGGGTACATATGCCAAGGTTAGCACCAAGCAGAGCGGAGAGTATGGACAGACACTTTAGAGCCGCATACCTTGCAGGCCTTGAGCTTAAAGGACTGAAGACAAAAAATATCGCAAGTCTTATCGGTAAGTGCGAAAAGACAGTAGCTCACAAAAGAGACCACCCGGCCGACATGACAATATTTGAGCTAAGAGCGATAGCAGCCACACTGGACTTCACAGCGGAGCAGGTCGCAAGCATGATTTTGAAGGCTTAAAGATGATAGAAAGAAAAATATTGACCAGTCGTGAAGAATGGCTGAAGCATAGGAGCAGAATCGGCGGTTCAGATGCCGCCGCAATCGTGGGGCTAAATCCATATAAAACAAATACCGATTTGTACTTAGAAAAGACGGGGCAAAAGGAAAGCCCTGACATATCCGATAAACCTTATGTGCTGTACGGTACAAAGGCGGAGGAGCATCTAAGAGAGTTGTTCAGATTAGACTTTCCGCAGTATAAAGTGCAGTACTTTGATAACAATATGTTTTTAAATAGCAAGTATCCCTTTGCCCACGCAAGCCTTGACGGTGAGCTTACAGACGAAGATGGAAGGCGTGGCATACTTGAGATAAAAACAACCAATATATTGCAGAGTATGCAAAAAGAAAAGTGGAAAGACAGGATACCCGATAATTACTTTATACAAGTGCTGCATTACTTGATGGTCACGGAATTTGACTTTGTAGTGCTTAAAGCACAGCTGAAAAGTGAGTTTGGCGGTCAGATATACCTGCAGACAAAGCACTACTTTATCGAAAGAAGCGAAGTTGTGGGAGATATAGAGTATTTGGCGGAGGAAGAAAGAAAGTTTTGGAAGTGTGTAGAGGCTAAAAGGATGCCCGATCTAATACTTCCGGATATATAAAGATACCATTTCCCCGGCGTCGGGAAAAAGGCAAAGAAAAAGGAGGACTATGGAACTAAAGATATACAATCCGAGTGAAGATGGCTTTATAAAAGCGATTGAGTGGAATTACGACGAACTTAAAGCAGAGCTTGTAAAGAAGCTTGAGCAATACAAAGGTCTTGTATATACAGAAGACCAAATCAAAGAAGCGAAAGCTGATAGAGCAAAGCTGAACACCTTGGCGACTGCGATAGATAGCAAGCGAAAAGAGATTAAAAAGCAGTGCTTGCAGCCTTACGAAGCTTTTGAAGCACAAATAAAAGACTTGCTTGCGGTTATAAAAGAGCCTGTAGCCTTGATAGACTCACAAATCAAAGGCTATGAGGAAGAAAAAAAGAAAAAGAAACTTGAAGAGGTCAAGGCGCTATTTGAGAAGCTAAAAGATGCAGCAGGTGAAGAGCTTGAGTTTGTCGGCTTTGAGCAGATATTTGAAGATAAGTTTTTAAATGCGAGTATATCGCTGAAGATGGTCGAAACTGTAATAAGTAATAAGTTTAACAGTATCAAATGCAATCTTAAGACAATCGCGGATTTAAAAGAGTACAGCTTTGAAGCTACAGAGGTGTACAAAGATACTTTAAATATCAATGAGGCTTTAGAAAAAGCAAGGTACATGGTAGAGATTGCAAAGAAAAAGGCTGAGGCAGATGTAGTGGATGGCAAGGAAAGCGCAGAGGTATCTGAAGATGCAGCTGCTACAACAGAGGAAGTCACAGAAGAAAAAAGAGCATGGGTAAGATTTGAAGCTTACCTAACCAGCACTGAAGCAAGGGCGCTGGGGGCTTGGTTTAAATTAAAAAATATCAAAATTAGGAGGATATAAAAATGGCAGTACAAAACAGTTTAGTAGCAAAGAAGAAAGCGACAGGCTTCACAGCATATTTGACAGCGGATGCAGTCAAAGAGCAAATTAACAAGGTAGTAGGAAGCAAAAACGGCACGCGCTTTATAAGCGCTATCGTGTCGGCGGTAAACAACAACAAAGAACTACAGACCTGCAGTAATTCAAGTATCTTATCTGCTGCATTGCTTGGAGAGAGTCTTAATCTCTCACCAAGTCCACAACTTGGCCAATATTACCTTGTTCCATTTAACAATAAAGATGGCAAGGTGGCGCAGTTTCAGCTTGGGTACAAGGGATACATCCAACTTGCTATCCGCTCGGGGCAGTACAAGAAAATCAATGTACTGGCAATAAAAGAAGGTGAGCTTGTTAGATACGATCCGCTTAATGAAGAGATAGAAGTCAACTTGATAGATGACGAAGAGGAAAGAGAAAAGGCACCGACAATCGGCTATTATGCGATGTTTGAGTACGTAAACGGCTTTAAAAAGGCGATGTACTGGAGCAAAGCAAAGATGGAAGCTCATGCGATAAAGTACTCTGCCGGATATGCAGCAGATAAGAGGAAGGGCAATCAGTATACTTTCTGGTCGAAAGATTTTGACGGCATGGCCTACAAGACGATGCTCAGACAGCTGATAAGCAAATGGGGCATCATGAGTATAGATTTAGTGACAGCCATAGATTCAGATATGGCTGTGATAAATTCTGATGGCACTAAATCATATGTGGAGGCTGAGGAAGATGTGAATAATTATACAGAAAATAGCAGCGATAAAGTTGTCGACGGTGAGGCGACAGAGAAGAATGAAGATGCAGAAAAGAAAAATACAAGAAAGCAGGAGGGAGTGAAAGAAGAGGGCGGAGACGGCAACATAGGCGATGCGCTTTTTGAGTAATTAAGACTAAGAAAAAATCATAGCATAAGGGCATCATATAGCAAAAGAAATATAAATGCTTAAAAACTAGGTATCAAGTTCCTTTTGATTATGTGTCACGACTATATAAGTATGGTGCCCTTTTTGCTTTGATATAAGGAGAGTAGGTAAATGCCAAACAGAATATTAAAAGAAAGCATCAATGAGAGTAAAGCCTTGGCAGAAGTTAGCATATTTGCAGAAGACTTATACAAGCGCCTTATTACTTATGCTGATGACTACGGAAGATTCAGTGTGGACTCTCAAATCATGTTAGCAAGACTATACCCAAGAGAGATACAGATTGTTAGCATTTCGGATATTGAAGACGCACTGCAAGACCTATCCGCAGCACAGAAAATTGCTTTTTATACAGATACTGAAAAAAAGCATTTATATGGAGTATTTCCAAGATGGAGCGACCACCAAAGAATAAGGGATACAAAAGAGAAGTATCCGGAGCCGCAGGACTACTCTGCAAATGAGTATTACTCAAAGAGAGCTGTACCGATGCAGCTGAAAATTGAAATATTAGAAAGAGACAATTTTAAATGTTCAAAGTGTGGCAAATACATAACTACCGAGACGAACGCATACAGATTTGCAAAGATGTGTGCAGGCGCTTTCCATTTTGATTACAAAGTGCCGCTTGAAAACGGTGGGGAGGTAAATGATAAAAATTTAAAACTTATATGCCCTAAGTGTAACGCCTTGAAGAAAAGATTGAGCTTTGATGATCTTCTTAAGCTGATAGATGAGCCACAAAAAGAAGTAACAAATGTTAATCCGCGGCGACTTGCGGCGACTTGCGGCGAACTGCCGCCTGAATCCGAATCCGAATCCGAATCCGAATATATTATATCTGCTGGCGCGGAGCCAAAAAAAGAAAAGCAGGCGACGGATGAAAAAGAGCAGGCAATATTTGAGATACCGACCAACACGGGTGAGGGCTACCCATTCTTTCAAGCAGATATAGACCTGTACAAGAGCCTGTATCCGTCGGTAGATATCGCTCAAGAGATGCGAAAGATGGTGGGATGGTCGGATGCTAATCCTGCAAAGCGAAAAACGAAAATGGGCATGAGACGCTTTGTAAATGGATGGCTATCAAGAGAGCAAGACAAGTACAATCCTGCAAGCGCATCTGCTGCAAAGAAGCCTACAGGTACAAAATTCAATAACTTTGAGCAAAGAAATGACGACATAGATGCTGATATGCAAAAAGCATTTATGCAGCAGCTAAAAGGAGTAGCAGATGGCTGAAGATAAAAGATATATAGCCTTCACGGTGCCGGGCAAGCCTTTGGGCAAGCAAAGGCCGCGTTTTTCGAGACAAGGCACAGCGGTAAGGACATATACTCCAAGACAGACTACAGAGTATGAAAGACTTGTAAAAGAGTCATACATGGCAGCAGGCGGAAAGAAGTTGGAAGGCGCTATTGGTGCGACTATACGCGGATATTTTGAGCCACCGAAGGCGACAAGTAAAAAACAAAGACAAAAGATGCTTAGTGGAGAAGTCGGCTACACAAAAAAGGTAGATGCTGACAATTTGGCCAAAAGCATATTAGATGCACTCAACGGAGTAGCCTACACAGACGATGCACAAGTGAGTTTGCTTTTGGTATACAAAGCTTACGCAGAGACGGCAAGAGTAGAGGTGCAACTAAAAGAACTTTAATAAAATTTAATATTATAAAATTAAATGGCGTTACAAAATGTGTTATATGGCGTTTTTATAGTGCAGTAGATAAAAGTATCACTAAGGCAATAAAAATAGCTTCTAGGCATACTGTGGCTAAAATTAGGGGGTATATAAAGCGAATCGAAAGGAGAAAAGTGAACGAAGAGAAAATAAATAAGGCTATTGAGGCTTTTAAGACAGCTGAAAAGATAGTAAGAGACTTTTATGATAAGCCTGTAGTCGTCACATACAGTGGCGGAAAGGATAGTGATGTCTTGCTGGATCTAGCAATAAAATCGGGCATAGACTTTGAAGTATCTCATAGCATTACGACTGTTGATGCACCGCAAACAAATAGACACGTAAACAGGGTTTTTGCGGAGCTGAAAGAAAAAGGCATAAAGGTATACAAGAATATGCCGATATATAAGGGCAAGCCGATAAATATGTTTAGTTTGATAGTAGAAAAAGGGATACCACCTACAAGGCTTGTACGGTACTGCTGCGGAGTATTCAAAGAAGGCACAGAAAAAAACAGGGTTGTTGCTTTGGGGGTAAGGTCGGCAGAGTCAAGAAAAAGGCAAAATAGAGATACATTCTCGACAGTTGAAAAGAAACTTAAAGATTCGAGGCACTTTAGTTTAGAGCATACGGAAGAGGTTTTTAAAGATGCGAAAGGACAAGATGAAGTGTGGGATTGCACGCTTGTAACGACAGCAAGAAAGCACAAAACAATACTTGTAAATCCAATTTACGACTGGTCAGATGCGGAAATCTGGGAATATATACACGAAAATAATATCGCATACAACGAGTTGTACGATATGGGGTACAGCAGAGTAGGATGTATATTGTGCCCTTTGGCAAATAAACGAGAAAAACAAAGAGATATACTGACATTTCCTGCATACAAAGAAAGATATATAAAAGCTTTTCAGAAAATGCTTGAAGTCAGAAAAGAAAGAGGAAAAGACGATGGAAACGGCGGAGTGTGGAAAGATGCCGAATCCGTATTCAGATGGTGGATTGAGGATAAGACAATAGAAGGGCAAATGAAGTTTGATTTTGCGGAGGAGAAAAAGGGATGAGAATATATTTATCAGGCCCGATTACAGGCGTTGAAAATTATCACTTAAATTTTTTAAAAGCCGAAAATCAAGTGAGGGATATTTTTAAAAATGACGAGGTAATAAATCCGATGTGGATGGGCAACATGCTGCCGGGCGGTAGTCATGAAGAGCATATGACTCTTTGCTTTGCCTTAGTCGGCATGGCGGATAAGATAGTCATGCTTGAAGGCTGGCAGCAGTCAAAAGGCGCGTGCATGGAAAAAAGTCTTGCTGAAGAGATGGGCATAGAAATATTTGAACTTGGAGCAAGCGGAGAGATAAAGCATGTATAAAAAAGAGTATATATGCATAAAAATGAAAAAAATACTTATATGGAGTAAATAAAAATGCTAGACTTTGGAAAATTACAGGCGGATGCTGTAAAAAATATTTATAAGTCGAAAATTACAGGAAAAGCAGCGGACTATAGGATTTACAGTGCTGTCACGATAGACGGAAATAATTATATACCGCTTATGTATAAAGGGATATCAATATATCTGATCCCAGAGAACTATAGCTTACTAAATCCTGCATTTGCGGAAGTCAATAATTCAGCGGCAGAGAAGATATTTAAAAGTGCAGAAGATGCATACCAGCTGACAGATACAAAGATGATAAAACTTCTATCGAACGGAAAACGGTTAAAAAAGTTTAAAACGCCTATGAGTACATTAATTTTTGTAGATGAAAAACTTATAAAACCTTTTGGGCAAGGTATTAAATATTATGCAGTTGGGAATGGCGAAGTTGTTTACATAAAAGAAGCTGAGGAGTTTTTAGGGTTAGCGCTTGCTACACGAAAAAAGGTAGGGGCAGAGTCAAGACCTGAGGCAAATTGAAATACGAAAATGATATGTGCGAGGTGAAAGATGGCAAAAGAGAAGGCTAAAAAGGTTTGGGAGTTACTTAGTAAAGTTAGCTATGAATTAGACCAGATTAGAAGAGGTTATGAAGATATAGAGACATTAAAAGAATGGGTACAAAATAAAAATGTTTATATTACTTTTCATTCTGAGGGATGGAGAGGTGGAGAGTTTTGGCCGAATTTGCTTACCTCCGACTTTATAGATATATCAAAAATGGCTATAGACGTGGTTTATAAAAGATTAGAGCAGAGAAACGCTGAGGCGTTGGGATATGTAAAAGAGATAAAAGAAATGTTGACGGAAGTGAAGGTAAATGAGTAACGATTTTTACAATACTGAAGGTTATAAAGACAGCACAGCATATAAAGCAATCATGGCGATAGAAGAAGCAAAGAAAAGAAAGATGAAGGAGCAGGCCGAACACGATAAGCTTGTACAGCATATCAAGTACATCGTGGAGCTTGCAGGTTTTAGGCTTGGCGACAGAGTTAAGCTTGTACATAAAGAGAGTAGGAGGAGGTATGAGTAATTGAAGGTATTGGTAGCTTGCGAATGCAGTCAGACAGTCTGCAAAGAGTTTAGGGAACGAGGGCACGAAGCTTACAGCTGTGACATAGAAGACCAGTATGGAGGGCATCCGGAATGGCACATAAAAGGTGATTGCCTTGAGATTTTGAGGGGGGGGGCAGATGTTTAAGACAGAGGACGGAAGCGCCCACAATATAGATAAGTGGGATTTAATAATCGCACATCCGCCTTGCACTTACTTGAGTAATGCAGCGACAAGAAGCCACTCAACAAAAAGAAACACGATTGAGCAAATTAACGAGAGGACAGAAAAGAGGATACAGGCGCAAGAATTTTTTATGAAATTTGCAAATGTAAATTGTGAAAAGGTGGCGATAGAAAATCCAGTCGGGGTGATGAATACTGTATACAGAAAGCCCGACCAAATTATTGAGCCGTATCAATTTGCAGAGTCTGAGGAAGATAAAGAAAATTATGTGACAAAAAGGACTTGCTTATGGCTAAAAGGACTGAAACCCCTACAGGGCAATAGCTTAGATAAGCCGAACAATGCTGAATTATACGGTAGATGGTCGAATGGGAAAGCTGGATGTTGGCATGAGATACAGGGGCAGAAGAACAAGGCGACAGTCAGAAGCAAGACATTTCCGGGCATAGCAAAGGCTATGGCGGAGCAGTGGGGTAGAGCATGAGAAAAATAGTTGTATACATAAACGGCAAAATAATCGAGGGCTTTTCTGTAGATGATGATGTTAAAGACGAGGACATCACGGATGAGTCGTTTCAGGAAGTGCTTAGTCACTTGGATTGGCACTGGGAAGAGGTGAACAAGTGGCCAGAGGAGTTAGGAGGCGGCTGTGATTAAAGACCAGGCAAGGCAGATATTACGCCATTACGGCATTATGCATCAAAAATCTAAGACAATCGAAGAGCTTGCGGAGCTTATAGTCGCACTGCAAAAAGACATCCTTGAGGGCAAAGAAAGCCACTCAAGGGCGGTACTGGAAGAGATAGCAGACGTGCATATTATGCTTACACAATTGCTCGATGATGAAAGTGACAAGACGATGGTATCGCTTATAGTCGACAAGAAGCTGAAAAGGCAAATCAGGAGGATTAAAGCAGAGAAGAACAGCAGTAAAACATGTAAAAGTTGTAAGTGGTACATAGCTTTAAGCCCACTTGCACACACGGGCGAATGTTATTGTTCAAAAAGTGATGAACGCGGTAATTATATAGATGGCAACTTGATGACATGTCAAGAATGGGAAGGAAGGTAATAAAAATGAAATTTAATATTTATGACTATAATGATAAGGCTGTAGAAATAGATACAAAAGGCAGGAAAGTAGCAAGCATATCGGTTTGCGTCTTATCAGGAGATGAGCGCATAGAGATAATGTACGAAAATGGGAGCTTCGAGACGATAGACAGTTCGTCTGATAGATTCATAAATTATCACGATGGAGATTATGAGTTATCAGGCGATAAATTGTTAAAATGGATGGAGTACACTCCGGCAAAGGACGAGAATGGAATATCTTACGAAAGATTGTATAAATTCGGTTAGCATCTAAATTAGAGGGATTAAAATGGACAAGAATTGCGATACTTGCGCATATCAGACAAGCAGGTGGAAGGTATGCACAAATAAGCGAAAAAATGCGAAAGTAAATCAAGAGCTGCTAAAAGAAAAAGGGCGCTGTCATGACTACGTAGGAAAAGACATACTTTTTTCAAATTTCAAGGCTACTAGATACATGTATGACGGCATTTTCGTATCAGAAGCGATTGAGGCAGCAAGGGATGCAGATACAGTACAAAAATTGGAAAGAGCTGAAGCACGACTAAGGGCTAGAGAAGAATGGTCTATAAAAGATGCAGAGAGCTTTTTTGAGTCTTTAGAAAAGTGCTTAAAAGTGATATTTGGAGGTTGGTCATGACAGCAAAAGAATATCTTAATCAACTTATGAGCATTGAAAAGCTCATACAATTAAAGACTACCGAACGCGAGCGCCTTATGGCACTTGCCACAAAGGTTACAAGTGCTTTAAGCGATTGCAAAGTCGAAACAAGCCCCGACAATACGAAGACGCAGAACATTATTATAAAGATGACGGAGCTTAGAGAAGAAATCGAGGAGCAGGCAAGCAGATACACATCTCTTTATCGTAAGATAGAAGAAGAGATAGACGATATTGAAGACGATCGCTATAAGCTTCTTTTAATTATGCGATACATGAAGGGCGCAAGCTTTAGCGATATCGCGGACAAGCTTGGATATGAAAAAAGGTGGACTTTAGTGCTGCATAAAAGAGCGCTAAAGGATTTTGAAAAAAGGCACTGCATATAAGTTTGTTGTTAATGAAAAAGATGGCGGTCAACTATTAGTTGACTACCAGTCGCATTGAATGAAAGACCTAAGAAGCAAGAAAAACCCTTGCTTCTTTTTTAATTAGAGCATCGCAATGCACCTCTTGACAGTGCTATACTGTAGGCGTCAAAGAAGCAAAGCTTTGACTACCTTTTTTCTTTTTTACTGAGTTACAGTACATGTTCCCCCTTTATGTTTTGTGAAAGATGAAAGCGCCCTATGAGCAAGGGCGCTTTTGTTGTATAAAAGTGGAGGTACAAAGATGATATACAAAAGATGTCCGCACTGTGGACAAAGATATGAGGCGGGAAAAAAGTGCGGGTGTAATTTTAAAAGGGACTACCCCCAGCCGACAGGAACAAGGGCGATGTATAAAGGGGGCAGGTGGCAAGCATTACGCAAGGTCATAATAGCAAGGTATCAAGGTTTAGATCCATGGGCTTTTTTACATGGCCGCATTGAGTACGCCACTACAGTGCATCACATAGTCACAGCGGAGGACGACCCTACACTCTTCTATGTAGAAGATAATTTGATACCTTTATCAAGGTCAAGTCACGATGAGATACATACGCTGTATAGAAAGAGTGAGGCGAGCAAGGCAGAGACTCAAGCCTTGCTTAGAAGTTTAGTAAAGAAGATAGAATACTAAATTACAAACGTTAGGATATACCCTATAGGGTAGGGGGTATTTGGGAAGTTTTCAGACAATTCCCAATGACCGCCGCCCCAGCTTTCAAAACGTAAATTTCTAAAAACCGCACAAAAGTGGGCAAATTGTGTATAAAAAAGCCCGAAAGGAGGGAGAAATGGCAAGACCGCGAAAAATTATATCAATGCAGACGGGCAATATAAAAAAGGATGTCAGAGCAAGAAGAGAATATGAAGAATCGTTGATAAAGACTGATGGCGACGAGCTTGAAAAAGTTCCTCCTTCGGTCTTTATTGATGCTGTGGCAAAAAAAGAGTATGAGCGTATAAGAAAAAATTTGAAGAGTATAGAAATCATAGGCAATCTGGACCGTAACAGCATGATTGTTTATGCAAATGCCTACTCTATGTATATGAGAGCATCAAAAGAGATTAAAAAGAAAGATTTTGAACCCGTCGTTGAGACCAGTTCGGGCAAAAAGCCCAATCCTATGTATGCAATTTTGGAACAAGCAAAAAAGGATATGGACACGGCAGGCAACGCTTTGGGGATGTCTGCAAGTTCAAGGCTTAAGATTGCAGCAGAAAAGGCAAAAGGACAAGAAGAAAATCTTATGCAGATGTTCGGAGATATATAGATATGAGTCACTTAGAGGATATCAAGCAGTACGCAAGAAGCTGTTTATCGGACGAAATCCCGTCGGGGCAGAAGCATAAGTGGGCATGTCAGAGATTTCTTGACGACTTGGACAGAGTGGGTACGACTGACTTTCCTTACATCTGGAGTGAAGACAACGCAAATAGAATAGTTACTTGGTTTTCTTTGCTGAAACATTCAAAAGGTGCATTGGCAGGCAAGCCAATCGCTTTGACGGGTTGGCAAAAGTTCAGGGCATGTCAGCTATATGGATGGATACACAGAGAGACGGGAAGAAAAAGGTTCAAGAAGAGTTTTACTGAAGTAGGGCGTAAGAATGCAAAATCTCAAATGGAAGCAGGCGAAGCACTTTTTGAAATAGCTATTCAAGCTACTAAAAATCACGAGACATATGAGGTATATACAGCCGGCACAAAAAGAGACCAGTCAAAAATTGTATTCAGTGAGTGCGATTTGATGACGAAAGGGTCGATACTAAGGTCAAAATTTAACTTCAAGCGTGATGAAATCGTGCATATAAAAACAGGTTCTTTCATAAAACCTTTATCGAAAGAGGACGGTAAAACGGGAGATGGTACGAATCCTGCGTGTTTGATACTCGATAGAGATTTGTCGAGTATAAATCGAGGTGTATCGGTGAAGGCTAAAAACCATATATTGAAATAATAGATTGAGAGTGTTATAATATATAAAGAGGTGATTATATGAAATCTGGAATATATATTATTAAAAACACTTATGACGGAAAAGTTTACATAGGACAAAGCGTTGATGTAAAACGCAGATTAAGGACTCATAAAAGGCTCCTTAATTTAGGAATTCATAAAAACACATACTTACAAAATGCATTTAATCTATACAAGGAACACATAGATTTTCAAACTATTGAATTGTGCGATGTAGATGCTTTAAATAAAAGAGAACAGTATTGGATTAGGAAATTCGATTCTACAAACAGAGCAAAGGGATACAACCGTGAGAGCGGTGGTTCAGAAGGTCAGAAATGGTGTGAAGAGTCGAAAGAAGCAAGAAAAGGCGAAGGAAATCCAATGTTTGGGAAGCACCAGTCGACAGAGTTCATTGAATGGATAAGAATGCACAACAGGGCGAGTAGTGATAAATTAACCGTAAACGATGTTGAGAATATCAAAGTAGCGTTAACCAAGGGAGCTAGACAAGCGGAGCTTGCAAAGGAATACAATGTTACTATTTCAACGGTAAACAAGATAGCTTCGGCTAAAAATTGGAGTTGGGTTTTACCTGAATTGAATGCTGATATCAAAAAAAACATTGAGGGTGAGAGGCAAAAGAAAAAAGAAGAGATTGCAGAGAAAAAAGCAATTTTTTTAAAAAATGAAGAGGAGCGAAAAAACATAATAAAGAATGTTAGAAGCGACTTTGAAAAAGGAATTCCTAAAAATGAAATAATGAAAAAATATGGAATATCTAGTACAAGCTATGTGAGGTATACAACAGACCTTTTTAACAAACATAAAGAAAAACTTGTAAAATTGTGCCTTGAAAAAAGGGCTGATGGTATGCAGGTTAAAGACATAGCTAAAGAACTAGGATTACATAGAACTACCGTCACAGAATATTGTAAAATGGTTCATGTTAATACCGAGAGTGCAGAAATCAACTGTATTTGTAACGACTAGCAGGTGAGCGTTAAGAGAGCAATAATCCTGCCACGAGCCCTCGACACATTAGAGCATCCGACAAGGGTGCTTTTTTAATGTGAAAATATAGTCTGAACTTATAGGAAACTATAAGAATTATCGGATAAAGAGCCGATAAGATAACAAATTGGAATACCACCAGCACCCGACCACCGATTTTTACGACCTTGGACTTGGCTCAAACACAAAGGAGCCGATGCTCACGATAATAACCACAGCTGGCAAGGATTTAACATATCCCTGCTACACTCAAGAGTACGATTATTGTTCAAAGGTCTTAGATCCGGATGTAGATGTCAAGAATGACGAATACTTTATTGATATTTGCGAAGCCGACAAAGGCGACGACCCCGGAGCGCTTGAGACATGGCAAAAAGCAAATCCAATTAGAGCTTTTTACGATGAAGGTATAAAAAAGATAGCAGAAGATTACGAGATTGCGAAGCAGATACCCGAAAAAATGATTGCGTTCATGACTAAAGTTTTGAATATTTGGGTATCGGCCGCAAATAACGGCTATATGGACATGAAAAAGTGGAAAGCTTGCGAAGTTAAGGAGTTCCCTATTGACTTAAGAGGGCGACCCGTGTATGTCGGTTTTGATATGTCTTCAAAAATCGACCTTACATCGGTGGCTTTTATTGTGCCATTTCAGACCGATAAATTGGACAGTAGTGGCAAGAAGATAGTCTATTATGCCGTATGGACGCACAGCTTTATACCTACAGTGGACAAATTGAGAGAACACATCATAAAAGATAAGGTACCGTATGACGCTTGGGAGCGACTTGGATATTTGACACTGACAAATACGCCGATAGTCGACCAATCGACTGTAATGCAATATGTGATTGATGAGTGTGCGAAGTATCAACTTGATATCCAATGCTTATGTTTCGACCCTGCGAACGCCGCAAAATTAATGATGGACTTATCAGATGAAGGCTATACAGTCGAAGAAGTGTATCAGAGTCATAAGAGCCTTAATGAAAGCACTCAAGGGTTTAGAGAGCAGGTTTATTCGGGTAATGTGGTTTATTTGCATAACCCGCTTTTTAATTATGCGATGTCTAATGCAGTTGTAAGGACAAACAACGGACTTATTAAGATTGACAAGGATGCAACCACTAAGCGAATAGACCCCGTGGATGCGACCTTGGGGGCGTTTAAGTTGGCTTTGTATCACGATTTTGAGTCGGAAAGCTATAACGAATATGTAGAGAATTTTTTGAAAGGAATGACAGGATAAAATGGGATTTTTTAACAGCTTGAAAAACTTTTTTATACCTGAAACGGCGGACACGGCAAGCGAACGGCTCCGACAGTGGCTGGGAATAGATGATGATATCACTACCCCGAAGGCGCTTTCAGAGACCACGTACTTCACTTGTCTGAAGGTCTTATCTGAAACCATGGGCAAGATGCCGCTAAAGCTATATAAAGAAGACGCGACAGGTGGAAGAGTGAGAGCTGATGCCATGGACGTGCTTCTATACAGACCGAACAGTGTAATGACACCGTCGACATTTTGGTCGACTATGGAGGCAAATTGTCAGCATTATGGCAATGCTTACGCATGGATCCAAAGAGATTACGGCAAAGGCTTAAAGACAGGCAAGATACAGACAAGAGCTTACTGGATAATGAAGGCCGATTGTGTGACTGTATACATGGATGATGCGGGCGTATTTGGTGACCGCGGAAGACTCTATTATCAATATAGTAATCCGCAAAACGGCGAAACATCAATCTTCAGACAAGAAGATGTGTTGCATATAAAAAATTGGCTTTCGTGGGATGGAGTAATGGGGCTTTCGGTAAGAGAGATACTAAAAAGCACCATACAAGGAGCAGGATATTCACAGAGATATCTTGAAAAGCTGTATAAAAGCGGTCTGACTGCATCAAGCGTACTGCAGTACACAGGCGACCTTGACGAAAAATTAAGAACGCAATTACAGAAGAAATACAACGAACTTCTTACGGGTGCGGAAAATGCTGGCAAGGTGGTAGCGTTGCCAATCGGCATGAAGCTCGAACCACTTACCTATACGCTTGCGGATGCTCAGTATATGGAGCTTAAGAAGTATAGCGCGCTGCAGATTGCGGCGGCGTTTGGAGTAAAGCCAAATCAGATAAATGATTATGAGAAGTCAAGTTACTCTAATTCAGAGTCGCAGCAGCTTAGCTTTTTGATAGATACGATGATGTACAGACTCAATCAGTATGAGCAAGAAATCAATTACAAATGCTTGACTGATGAGCAGAGAGCAAAAGGATTTGTATACAAGTTCAATGAAAAAGTTCTTCTAAGAGCAAATATGGAAACGCAAATGCAGAGCATAACATCCGCGGTGCAAAATGGGATATACACTCCGAATGAAGGCAGGCACCTTTTAGACCTTCCTTCTATGAAGGGCGGTGATGTGCTTATAGTAAATGGCAACTATGTACCGCTTACAGATGTTGGCGCTGCATACAATATCGGAAAGGAGGGCAAAGATGATAGTTAAAATAAAAGGCGACATAGTTCGCAATGAAATGAAAGAAGTATATGACTGGTTTGGCTATGACTGTACAACGCCGGGCGATGTTTTAACCGCAATCGAAGAAATGCCAAAGGGTGACAGACTGCAGGTCAAGATAAATTCAGGCGGTGGCGATGTACTTGCAGGTCAGGAAATCTATGCGACATTAAGAAGTCGTAACGATGTAGACATCGAAGTGGAAGGATTGGCGGCATCCGCTGCATCTGTAATCGCAATGGCAGGTAAAAGCACAATATCACCTGTGGGCATGCTTATGATACACGATGTGTCAGTAAGCTATACAAGTGGCAATCATGCACAGCTATCAAAGCAGGCTGAAACCTTAAAGGCATGGGATGAAGCTTTAGCAAGTGCTTATGTTGAAAAGACAGGCAAGAGCAAAGACGAAATCATTCAGATGATGGACGCAGAAACATGGATAACAGCTGATAAGGCTGTAGAAATGGGATTTATAGACGCTATAAGTCAGTCCGGGCAGTCGGTAATCACAAACAGCATGGGCAATCTGAAGATTACCGATGAAATGATACAGCAGTATACAGCCGAAAAGGCTGGTATTGAAGAAGCAAAAAACAATTTGTTAAAAGACCTCGATACATTCGGGGCATGAAAGGAGCAAAAATGAATTTACAGGAATTACTTGATGCAATAAATGCAAAAAAGGCAGAAGTGAAGAACCTTGCAGAGCAGGGAAAAATTACAGAGGCAAAGACTGCAAAGGAAGAGCTTGTTAATCTTCAGGAGCAGTACAATATTTTAAAGGACGTAGTAGAAGGGGAGCAGACAGGCGTGTCAACAGAGAATTTTGCCAAGGCCTTAGCTGTAAAAATCGCATCCGCATCCGGATCTGATGCAGTGCATGATTTTGCAGAGGCTGCAAGACATGGATTTTACACAAACACAATGACTGAGGGCACAAAGGCTGACGGTGGTTATACAGTGCCCGACGACATCCAAACAAAAATCAATCAGTATAAAAAGGCTACATTTTCACTTGAAAGCCTCGTAGATGTTGAGACAGTAAAGACAAGCAGCGGTAGAAGAACATTTCAGAAGAAGGCACAGGCTGAAGGATTTAAGGCAGTGGCAGAAGCCGGGAAAATACAGGGCAATAATACACCGCAGTTTGAAATTCTTGACTATGCTGTTAAGAAGTATGCCGGATATATGCCTGTTACATCCGAGCTTTTGGCCGACTCTGATGCCAATATCACCGCTGTACTTACAAAGTGGCTTGCCGAAGAGGATATTGCGACAAAGAACGCTCAAATCCTTACAGCTATCGCAACAAAGACTGAAACAGATCTGAAGAACCTTGACGGCATCAAGAAGGCTATCAATGTAACCTTGGGCGCTGCATACGCGGGAAGCGTTGTAATCGTGACCAACGATGACGGCCTTAATTACCTTGATACCTTAGTGGACAAGCAAGGAAGATATTTGCTTAGTCCTGACGTGCAAAATCCTATGCAGATGGTACTTGCGGTAGGAGCAAGAAAGATACCTATAAGGGTTGTGCCGAATGCGATTTTGGCCACAAAGACCAATAAGATTCCGTTTGTTATCGGCGACTTGAAGGAAGCAGTAAAGATTTTTGACAGAGCGAAGCTTAATATCATGACTTCCAACGTGGCAGCAGTCGGAACACTGAACGCATTTGAACAGGATCTAACACTCTTTAGAGGTATCGAAAGATTTGACTGCAAGGTCAAGGATTCTGATGCTTTCGTAAACGGAACTATCACAGTAACACCATAATTTTAGCCCTTGCATCTGCAGGGGCTTTTTAGGAGGTATTAGCCTATGACGATTGAAACAGTCAAAGACTACTTAAGAGTAGACGGCGACGACGATGACGGACTCATATCCTTAATGATGGAGACGGCGAAAGAATATATCGTGTCCGCTGTAGGCGAATACGACGAAGATGATAAGACGGCAAATCTTCTTTTTTGTGCGATAGTGCAAAATATGTATGACAATAGAGAGCTTATGCAGTCGGATATACAGCAGCGAAAAAGGATAGAGTACACGTTTGGAAGTATTATCTTGCAGCTGCAGCTTAAAAAAGCACTGAAGGGGGATACATGAAAGGCATAAATCCGGGAAGGCTTAATAAGAAAGTTAGTATATTAAGATATAAAGAGACTGAAGATGAGCTTGCAAATATCATAAGTACTTTAAGCTTGCATAAAAAGGTGTGGGCGGAGATAAGGCCGCTGAGAGGCAATGAGCAGTTGGAGCATTATAAGACTACCAGCAAGCTTATGTACAAAATCACAATCAGAAATACGGATGTAACTGAAAAAGATGTTATTGAGTATCAGGGCAGGCAATTTCTTATAAATTATATTGTGAATCCTTTAGAGGCTTCTTACTATTTGGAACTTATGTGTACCGAAAGCATGGACCACATGGAAAGGAGTGCGGATGGCTGAATCTGTACGCTTTATAGGACTTGAAGGACTTATGTCTGATATGCAAGGCCTGATAAGCAAGGCGCCCGACGAACTTAACAAGGCTGTAGAAAAGACGGCAAGAGAGTGGACAAAGGACTGCAATGGGAAGATGCCTTCCACTTATAAAGACGGTAAAAACAGTCTGAAAAAGTGGAAAACAAAGAAAGAGTACACATCTTTGGGCATTATTTCAAGCATTGAGGTCACAAATAAGGCACCGCACTTCCACCTTGTTGAAAACGGACACAGAAAGTTTATACATGGTGTGGATACGGGTGGATTTGTTGAGGGCAAACACTATGCAGAAAAGACAAGAGCAGAGTACGAAAGCAAATATCCCGAAAAGATGCAGGAAGCCGCAAGCAGACTTCTAGCAGATAGGGGGTTTTGATGGTTACATATGCCGACATTATCAAAGAAGTAAATTTAATTTTAAAAAGAGAATATCCGGATATAAAAAGGTACGGGAACGACACTGTAGATAATGCGGTGCCGCCGTATTTTTTTGTTGAGGTTGTGCCGCTTGGCATTAGTCGTGAGAGTAAAAACATATTGAAAAAGTCGTGTTCTGTAAAAATTACATTTGTACAGAAAACTATAAAACAGGTGGAAGCACTGAATGTAATAGAACATATATTTGAAGTATTGGGTATGACTTTGGACATAGGGAGCAGAAAGCTTTTAGTAAGTGACTACTCACATGAGTACATAGAAGACCACGGCAATATACCACAGATTTCTTTTAATCTTGAGTGGTACGAAAGTACAGAGTATCACGACGGCGACCTTATCACGGATATATCTTTGACTATAGAAAAGAAAGGAAGATAAAAAATGAGTAAACTCACATCACCAAGTATCACGATCGCTTTTACCGAACAGGGTGCAAGCGCAGTGACAAGGGGCGAGCGTGGAATTGTCGCCCTTGTCCTAAAGGGTACAAGACAGCAGACTTTCAAAGTTATGAGCATTAGCGATATTCCTACGGGCGTTTTAAGCGCTGAAAATGAACAGTTTGTCAAGGATGCGCTAATCGGATACAGTCATGCGCCTAAATATGTAATTGTCTATGTTATGCCTACCGCTGAGGATATGACAAAGGCATACAAGGACATGATGCAGTACTTTGAAAATGAGCGATTCACATACATGGCCATACCGACCGTGAAAACCGACAACAAGGTTCAGGATATTGTAACATGGGCAAAGAAGCAAAGAAGCGAACATAACCTTGTAAAGGTCGTATTGCCTGAGGTGGCAGCGGACAGCGAAGGAATAATAAATTGGTCGTCTACTTTGTACAGAACAAAGGAGCAGGCGCTAACACCTGAACAGGGATGTGCAAGAATTGCGGGACTTTTGGCAGGTACAGGCCTTACCGTGTCGGGTACATATGCGCCGCTTAATGACTTTGTAGATGTAAGCAGACTTACAAAGACCGAGCAGGATGAGGCGGTCGGAGCGGGTAAGCTCATAGCACTGTGGGATGGTGAAAAGGTCAAGCTTAATAGGGCTGTAACTTCACTTACTACCACATCTGCAGATAAGGGCGACAGCTTTAAAAAGATAAAGCTTGTTGAGACTATGGACATGATGGAGGATGACGTCAGAAGAACTATAGAGGACAGCTATATCGGCAAGTTCTCGAATTCTTATGATAATAAGTGCCTTCTTATAACCGCCATAAATGCTTATTTTATGGGGCTTGTAAATGACGGCTTGCTTGATGTCGGACAGTGTCAGATTGATATTGAAGGGCAAAAACAGTGGCTGAAGGCACAGGGTAAGAAGGTAGTTTTGGAAGACGGCAGCGAAAAGGATATTGACGATTGTAACGACACCGAAATAAAGAGAGCGAACACAGGTTCACAGGTCTTTTTAAAGGCGACGGTTTCTTTAGTCGATGCAATCGAAGATGTTACTTTAAAAATTACAGTGTAAGGAGGTGCATATGCAGAAGTTTGTGACAAATCAGGTAATAAACGGCACATGGGGCGAAGTGTGGCTTGATGATGAGTATATCGGCGAAGTCGTGTCCTGCAAGGGCGAAGTAAGTGTGTCTTATACAGATGTTTCGATGGTTAGAAGCCTAACTGCAGGTAAGAAGATGACGAAGCTTGAAGGCAAGGGAAGCATAAAGCTTCACCATGTCAGAAGCAACATTTCAAAAAGGATATCTGACAAAGTCAAGAGAGGACAGACGCCCGATTTTAAAATCATTACAAAGCTATCAGATCCGGATGCATTAGGAGCCGAAAGAGTGGTCTTTTATCATTGCAAATTTGATAAAGCCATTTTGATGGATTGGGAAGTTCAGAAAAATACAGAAGAGTCTTACAGCTTTACTTTTGAAGACTGGGATTACTTAGACAACATAAACGCGTAAAAAAGGAGATGAAAAATGAATAATTCTTTGATGGAAAAGCTTATGAAGCTTGATAGAGATAAACTTGCGGAAGTGCCTACCGCAAAGGTAAAGGCAGAGCGTTTATCTAAGGTTGCAGGCGATGATGTGGAAATTACATTGAAGGCAATAAGCGGAAATTTGTATACAAGTTTTGTGTCACGTGCGACAAATAAGGCTGGCGCATTTGATTATGAAAAGATGTATGAAGCACATGCGATGATTATGGTTCACGGTTGCATTGAGCCTGATTTGAGAGACAAAGAGCTGATGAAGCATTTTGGAGCAGAGACACCGAAAGACCTCGCGAAAAAGCTTTTCCCAGGCGGTGAACTTGTAAAAATGTCAGAGAAAATCGGAGAGCTTTCAGGATTTAAAGCGAAAGAAGATTCTGACGATGGCGATGAGCATGATGGCATTGATTACGATGATGTAAAAAACTTATAGAGACTGATGCGGATTTTCAGGCGATGTATTACTTATTTGTAAATCATCACTGGAGCCCTTCAGTCTTTTTTGATGCGCATTTTTCTGACAAGTTGCTTATAAAGCACTTTATCAGAAAAGAGGTAGAAGACACTAAAGAGAGAGAGGAGGCGTACTGATGGCAAGGCAAGTGGATGTAGAATTTCGGTTTCTTGACAATTTTTCGAGCAGTTTCAGACAAGCTATGGGTACGCTTTCGAGCGGTACCGCCGCAAGTGTAAAAGCGTGGAAGAGCGTCGAAAAGATGGGCAAGGGCATAAGCGACCTTGGCGCAAAAATTACAGCAGGCGTCACAGTCCCGATCGTGGGACTTGGCGCCACTTCTTTTAAGAGTTTTGGCGAAGTAGATAAGACACTTAAGCTTGTAGGGAAGACTATGGGAAGCACATCTGAAGATGCGAAAATGCTTGAAGGTGCGATAAAGACAGCAGCGTCAAACTCAACTTTCGGAATGCAGGATGCGGCGGATGCTTCTTTGAACTTTGCAAGACAAGGCTTTAATGCAGCACAGGCAGCGGATATGATTTCACCTGCGATGAACCTTGCAGCGGGTACGGCTTCAGACCTTACGATGGTTACGGGCGGTCTTGGAAATACTTTGAAGGCATTCGGCGCGGATGCAAATGAAGCGACGCACTATGCTGATATGATGGCCAAAGCGCAAGCGCAGGCTAATACGGACGTAACAGGTTTGTTTGATGCTATGAGTATTGCAGGCTCTACAGCAAATACAGTCGGATGGAGTTTTTCCGATTTGGCTGTACTTACGGGCGTATTTGGTGACCATAGCATCGGAGCATCTGAAGGAGCTACCGCACTTAATACCGGTCTTATGAGGTTAGCAAGCCCCGCAAAAGAAGGCGCAATATGGATGGAAGCTTTGGGTATAAATGTCTTTAATACAGACGGAAGTCTTAAGTCCATGCCTGAGACAATCGGAACACTGCAAAAAGGCTTTGCAGGACTTAGTGACCAACAACAACTTGCGGCCGCAGCCGCTATCTTTGGAAAGAATCAGGCTGCAAAGTGGGTAACCTTGATAAACGGTCCAGGAACTGAAGCATTACAAGGCTATAAAGACAGCATAGAAGGCGCAACAGGTGCATCAAAAGAGATGGCCGATGCACTTATGAGTGGTCCGGGCGGTGCTGTAGAAAAACTTAAATCGTCATTTGACGTATTTAAGTATAGTGCCGGCTCTGCGATAGCCGATGCGGTGGTACCTTTTATAAATAAAGCAACAGAATTGCTTGATAAATTTAACAAAATGAGTCCCGAACAACAAAAACAGATTGCAAAGTGGGCGGCAATGGCAGCAGCCGTCGGACCTGCTATTCTATTGTTCGGTAAAACAGTAAGCACAATCGGCAAAGTCGGTGGTGCTTTCGCAAAGTTGGGAAGATTTGCAAGCATAGCTACAAGAGGATTCCGTGGACTTTCTGCAGGCGGAAGTATCTTAAGAACCGCAATAGCGGCGATAGCGTCACCCGCGGGCATTGTAATAGCCGCGATAGTTGGCATTACGGTGGTAGTGATTGCAATAATTACGCATTTTAATACCTTTAAGGCTGCATTAAATACCACATCTCCGACAATGCAGAAGCTGAAGGCTAATTTTGAAGCTATAAAAGCAAAAATAATGCCTTTAATTCCAATTATTCAAAAAGTCGGCGCGGTTGTGATGGACGTGCTTGGCCACGGCATAGCAGCAGCGGCAGGTATTGCGATATCTGCGTTTGCGGGACTTATAAACGGCATTATCGACTATGTAAAAGGCATTATGCAAACATTTAAAGGCCTTATAACCTTTATAAAAGGCGTCTTTACAGGTGATTGGAAGATGGCTTGGCAAGGTATAAAGGACTTCTTTGCGGGCATAGTAAAGATGATTTTGGCGCCTCTCAACACTCTAAAGAGTGCAATCGGCGGAGTAATCGACGGAGCGAAAGGCCTTGCAAGCTTTATAACGGGCGGCGGAAAGTCGTCTGCTGCAAGCGTGCCTGCGAAGGCTACAGGCGACCTTAACTGGATGGGCGGTCTTGTACAGGTAAGCGAAAAAGGTGGAGAGATTATCGACCTTCCACACGGCTCAAGGATTTATCCACACGATGAAAGCGTGCGAATGGGTAAGGCAGGCGGTAGCACTAATATCAATATTCCAAAATTGGCCGACCAAATCATTGTAAGGGAAGAGGCAGACATAGAGAAGATAGGCGATGCTGTAGCAAGAAGAGTTATAGCATCTAAGAATAATAGAGGAGGCATGAGTTTTAATGCAAATATGGCTTAAAGGTAGCAGCCCTATAAGATTTCCAGTGCTTCCTTCAGAATATAAAATCCAAGGGAGCAGGGGCGTTGAGACTGTGAATGTAAACGCTTTGGGAGAGGTAGACCTTGGCGGAATGAGGGGACTGAGAACAGTCTCCTTTTCTTCTTTTTTCCCAAAGCGATATAACTCCGGATACTGCGAATTTAGAAGAATTAAAAATCCTATGCAGTACGTAAAGCAGATAGAAAGAATAATGGCAGGAGGTCCGACTAAGATAATAATCACGGGAACGCCTATAAACTTTTCCTGCAGAATAACTTCTTTCGAATGGGGAGAAGATGACGGCACTGGAGATGTAAGTTTTTCTATAACCTTGAAGGAGCATAGGAAGATAGCAATTAGTCAGTCGAGTGTCGTGGCTGAATCAGGTGCAACGGGTGGAGATGCTTCACAGACTGCAGGTAGTGATGCAGCGTCAAAGGATGCTACAAAAAGAGAAGATACAAGGGAAAAGCCGAAGACCTATACAGTAAAAAGAGGTGATTGCCTTAGTTCTATAGCAAGGAAGCTTACAGGTTCTTCAGATTGGCACGCCTTGTATGAGCAAAATAAAGGCGTTATCGGTAGCAATCCAAATCTTATAAGAGACGGTACAGTCTTAGTAATTCCGTGAGGTAGTCTATGAGGATAAAACTTATAAAAGATACAGGAATTATATATAGCATCACGAACGCAGTATCTAGGATAGTGTGGAAAGGGTCGGCAAGTGAGGCGGCAAGAAGTGTAGATTTTGATTATATAAATGCACCTTATGATAATACTGTAAATTTGCCGTCTATCTCTACAGGCGACTATATATCACTTGAGGACAGTAAAGAGGGCGAAATCTTCTTCGGTCAGATTTTCGGCATAGAAAAATCAAGTCAGACCGGCACGATATCCTTTACGGCTTATGACATGATGAAGCATCTGCTTGAAAGCACAGGTCAATATAACTTCAAAAATCTTACGGCCGAGGCGATAGTGGCTCAAGTGTGTGCAGATATACAAGTACCGATAAGGCACCTGCATCCTACGGGAGTTAACATCTCAAGCATGATATGTGACAAGATGAAGATGTACGATATCGTGATGGCTGCATATACAAGAGCGCATCGCATCACGGGTGATAAGTACTTTGCGATGATATATAAAAGGGGCTTAGGAGTATATAAGACCGAATGGGCTGTTAAGGGCTTTACGCTTTCTGAAAATTCAAACATTTTTGCAAGTAGTATATCTGAGACTATGGATGAAATTAAGAATAAAATCCTTATATTTGATGACAAGGGCAAGCAAATCGGAGAAGTAAAAGATGATGAAAGCTTAAAGAAGTTCGGAGTATTTCAAGAGATATACTCAAAAGAGGATGGCGTGGATCCGACGACAGGAGCAAACAATCTTTTAAAGATAACGCCTTCTCAGTCTATAAAAATATCAGCCATAGGCGATATAAATTGCTTGTCTTGCTATTTTGTAGAAGTAAAAGATACAGCCACAGGCTTATCAGGTAAGTACTGGATATCTTCAGATACTCATACATTTGAAAATGGCACACACAAGATGGAATTAGAACTTAAATTTGACAGCTTGATGGATACCAAGGATGCGAAGGATGAAGCCGAAGAGAAGAGAAAAGAAGAGCTTAAGAAAGAAAAGAAAGAAGAAAATAAGAAAGAGAAGAAGGCCTTAAAAGCTCAGACTAAGAGTGGTACACAGCAAAAAGAAAAGAAAGCTACAAAAGAAAAGAGCAAAAAGAAGGGCAAGAGCATGAAGAGAGGCGAAAAGAAGAGGCAAGAGAAGATTGCAGCTATAAGAAAAGCTGTAGCAGAGTCAAGAGCAAGGAACGGAGGTGGATGATGAGTTGGACTGATGCTTTTTTAGAAAGAGATGAGGGCGACCCTTCGGCAGGCATACAGCTTGCGGAGATGATAAGCGAAAACTCTTGTAAAATCGGCGACCTTGTACTTACATCTGAAGACCTTCTTTTTGATGAGTCATTAACTGTGAAGCTTGCAAGTACTGTGGCAGGTCAGTGCCCCGAAGGTGGTGCTTTGGTAGATAAAAGTACATATATAAGCCCGCTTAAAGTAGGCGATAAAGTGGCGGTGATGAAAGTAAAAGGAAGCGACCCGACTGACTACACATCGAGTCTTTATATAGTGCTTGGAAAGATGGTGAGACTATGAGTATCTTACCTTCTTTTTTAGAAGAGCTTAGCAATGTAGATATAGCAGAAAGCGAAGAAACTAAGGTCATAGAAGTACCACGTGAGTACGGCGTAGACTTCACTACAGGACAGCTCACGGGCAAGATAGTCGAAGGCCTTGAAGCAATAAAAGTGTGGGTATGGCTTTGTATGCATACCGAGAGATTCAGGCACGCTATATACTCAAGCGATTATGGCACATCCTTGGAGCAATATTTCGGGCATGTACTTAGTGATGAGTATATAAATACCGATTGCGAAAGCGAAGTGACGGACGCACTTCTCATGAATGAATATATCGAAAGTATAGAAGATTTTGAAGTTGTAAGAAATTCTAACAGCTTGGATATATCTTTTAGAGTAGTGACAAAATTTGGAAGTTTGGAGGTGGATGAGAGTGTACGAAGATAAGACTTATAAGAGTATATTGGCAGATGCTAAAAATGACATAGGTGATGAAGTCATAAAAGTAGAAGGTAGTCTTGTACATAATGCCTTATCCGCCTTAGCCTATGAGATGGAAAAGCTGTACATACAAAGTGACTACATCATAGAGCAAAGCCATGCCGGCACAGCAGACCTTGAGCATCTTGAGATGATTGCACTTGATAGAGGTATAGTCAGAAAAGAGGCGACTAATGCATATGTAAAAGCGGAGTTCAATGTGGCGGTGCCGATTGGCAGCAGGTACAGCTTGAAGGGATATAACTACAGAGTTGTAGAAGTTATAAACGATACTTCGCATCAATATAAGATGATAGTAGAAGAGACGGGAGCAGGTCCGAACGACTTGAAAGGTGACCTTATTCCGATTGACTTTACTGAAGGCTTAGAGAGCGCAAAGGTGACGGAGTTACTTGTCGCAGGTAATGATGATGAAAATAAAGAGTCTTTGTATAAAAGATATATTGAAAGTTTCACATCGCAAAGCTTTGCGGGCAATATCGCAGCGTATAAAGAGAAGTTTGCAAGCATACAAGGTATTGGAGGCTCAAAGATATATCCAACATGGAAAGGAGCGGGTACGGTAAAACCCGTACTGATATCTTCAGATTATACTGCAGTCAGTGACTATCTAATCAATCAAATAAGGGCGGCAGCTGTACCCGCAAAGGGCAGCGGATACGGATGGGCACCTATTGGCCATAACCTTACTATTGAGTCAGTAAAAGAAGTGGTTATAAGCGTAAGTACTCAAATAACATACGCAGCAGGATACTCAAGCAGTAATTTGTCTGAAAAGATAAAAGAAAAAATAAAAGAGTATCTAAGAGGTATCGCAGAAGCTTGGAAGGAAGGCGATGAGCATACTGAAGCAATCGTATATATATCAAGGCTTGAGTCGGCCATATTAGATGTACAGGGTGTACTTGATGTAAATAACACTTCTTTGAATAAAAATAGTAGTAATCTGACTTTGCAAAGTGATGAAATCCCGAAACTTGGAGAGGTGGCATTGACATGATAGAAGTTGATACACTTCAATATCTACCGCTTCACATAGCGGAAATAGAGGAGTTTAAAAAGATTGCAAAGACTTATGACAAATACTTAAGGCTTGCGTGGGCATCTTTGCAAAGAGAAGAACTTAACAGAATTTTGGCCACAATGGACGAGAGTGAGTGCGCACAGTGGGAAGAGCTGCTACATATAGTAGTAAATCCGGCTGACAGCTTAGAGGATAGAGTCAACCGCATAAGGGGTTATCATGTGTCCGATTTACCGTACACAATCAATAAGCTTGATGAAGTATTAAAGGTTGTGTGCGGTGCGGATAACTATAAGTTAAAAGTGGATAACTCAAAGCACCTGATTGATTGCGGTGTAAAACTTGTATCAATACCCATGATTGACGTAGTGGCCGACCTGATAAGAAAGAGAGCGCCTGCGAACATGATTGTGAATGTGTATGCACTATTTAACAGATGGGAGCGCTTTAAGACTATGAGGTGGTCGGAGCTTACAACCGAAAAATGGGGCAGCCTTTATGGTGACAAAAAATGGCAGGAGGAATAAAAAATGCTAAAAACAAGATTTTTTCAACTGAATAAGCCGCAGCTTTCCGATTTTGCAAACATTGAAGAGGCAATAAACCCGTCTATGGACATAATAGATGCAAAGCTGAAAGAATTATCAGACGGCAAAGTAAGTGCAAATGATGGAGCCATAGCGGATGTAACCTTACCTGCTGCATGGGCGGAGAGTGTGACTATATCGGATCTGAATCAGATTGAAGCAAAAAGAAGCGTAAAGGGTATACTAAGCGCCTTGATTGCAGGGCTTAAATTTGTACATACTTTTTTTAAGCAGGTAAGGACTATAAAAGTTACTGCTGTAGGTTTTTCAAATACAGCGCCGTACACGCTATATATACCTGTATCGGGTATGAGGGCGACAGATACACCTATCATAAGTCACTTTTTGCCGTCTAACATCACGGATGCGGGTGCTATAAAAGCGTCGTGGAAGGCTTACAGCTGCATAGATAAGATTGAGACGAATGATGGCGGAATACTTATAAAATGCTTTAGAAAAAAGCCACAGCAAGATATTTGGCTGATGGCGAAAGGAGGTTGATATGGCTGATGCGATATTGATGTCGGGCGGAGTCGGCGGAGTAACTTCTGACGATGTTACCGCGACAAAAAATCAAGTACTGCAAGGAGTAACAGCTCTAACAAGGGATAGCGATGATGAACCGATACAAGGCACAATCCCAGTCCGTGGATACAAAGGTCCGGACAGCCCCGAATTTGGATATTATCCTACTGAAGGTGGCTATATAACGAGGCTGGAAGAGGGATATTATCAAAAGGGTGGCAATTATAAGCCTTATGTAATTGTGCCAACTCCAAAAGTCAAGCAAGCTGTAAATTACCACCCTGAAAAGACTCTATCAGACACTAACACATGCGGTGAGCAAGGTCAAATTCCGATATGGGCGACGTCGGGTGGTGATGTAATCATGGCAAATAACAGCCACAGCGGGCAGGGATTTGCTTACGATTTGCCGGGAGTGGGAAGAGGCATTGTCGTCGGCATAAAAAATGGAGCGTTCATACAAGGAGCCAACTATGTCTTTTTTCCAATGCAAAACTTACTACCACACAACCTCCGTGCAGGCGAAAATTTTGCAGGCATTACAGGCACAATGCCCGATTATTCAAGCGGTAGAATGGTTTTTAACGGTGCCACTTTCGATGGCCTTTTAGTGTCGGGAGTGGCGACAAAAGGATTTTACGCAAACGGAACCTACTACGCTTATAACATCCAATCGGAATACGGGTATGGCGGAATATACGGCGGTGGAATGAATCTGCAGTTGACTACAACTTACCCTTCCTTGCGAAGTCGAAGAGTTGGTTGCGTGCTTTCGCAATCTATAAATGTCACGCCTTTTCGGCAAATAGTTATATATTACAGGAGTGTGGCAAATATTCAAGGCAATCCTTACGTGTCTTTAGAAGCTCATGTAAGTCGTGCAAGCGTAAGAGGGCAGGTGAATGTGTCGGGCGCTATTGTAGATACTATAGATGTAGTAAGGCAAGGTACCGCAAGCCCCGCGATAAATCGCGAAGGTCAAATCGTGTTAGACGTAAGTGCAATAAATGAGCATATTTTCTTGAGTTTTGGTGCTCTTTGCAATCAGGATAGGGCAAGTGACATTTTTGCAGGAGCGGTACAAATCACAAAAGTAGATTTTTTAAATTAAGAAAGGAGCAACAATGAAGTACACTGTATTGTACACGTCAAATGGCGATATATTGGCAGTGGTGTCCGAACAGTCGGACTTGGAAAGTTTGAAAATTGATACTTTTGAAGTACCTGACGGGCATATCATTGACAGCATAGATGTAAGTGGCAAAGAGCATACTGCAGTCACACACGCAACCCCAATGGCCGACATGGCCAAGCTGCAGGCGGAACTTGAGGCGACAAACAAGCGACTTGAAGAGATGAACAGCAAGCGAAGCGCTGAAGTTGAAGAGGTGAGAAAAGCGATACTTGCAAATTCTACTATGATAGCAAGTATATCCCCTGATACTATGGAAGACGATGAAGATGCAAATTAAGGATTTCTAATATTTAGAAGTCCTTTTTTAATATTATTTTTTTGAAAAGGAGATAAAAAATGAAGGCAATTTACGATCTGTTTGCAACAGCGATTATAAACGGAGAGACAAGGTACAGGGACATACTTCCGATTTTCAAGAAGGGCGTAAAAAGGTCTCTAAAGGAAAAGGGACATCCGGAGCTTGCGGACGATAATGCGGAGCTTGCCACACCTTCTAATGCTGAAGAGATAAATAAGTAAAGACAAGGGGGATTTTACTTTGAATCTATTTAAAGACTGGTTTTTAGCCCTTCAGGTGAAGGACATAATATCACTGATAGCGTGGGTAGTCGGGGGGCTGAGTATCCTTATAGAATTTAATAAGAAAATCCCCCTGCATCCACTTAGTCGTGCGGTGAAGTGGATGGGTAGTATTTTAAATCGTGAGACTTATGAAAAGCTTGACGAAATAGCTGTACAGAGTGCGCAAGTAAAAGAAGAGGTTAAGGACATAAGCGACAGGCTCACACGCTTTGAAGAAGAGACAAACGATAAAAGGGCAGTTGATATGCGTAACCAAATTATTGACTTTTCGGAAAATTTGCGACTTGGTAAAGAGTACTCAGTCAAGCAATTTGAGAGCGCCTTAGGGGTGGTAAGTAGATATTACGACCACTGTGAAAGGCACAATATAAGAAATCACTACATTGATGGTGAGACAGAGTTTATAAGAGAAAAATTCAGAGAAGCGAAAGAAAGGAAGTAATAAGATGAAGTTTAATAAGAATACTTATGATTTTTTAAAGTGGGTAGCACAGTTTTTACTGCCTGCAGCAGGTACACTTTATTTTGCGCTTGCAAGCATTTGGAACCTACCACACGGTGAGCAGGTAGTGGGAACTATTACTGCAGTAGACACCTTTTTGGGCGTGCTATTGGGCATAAGTTCAAACACATATTACAAAGATTTGAAAAATTTATAATTGAAATTTGAGGGCTGCAAGGCCCTCTTTTTAATTTGGAAAGGAAATTCAAAAAGCAATGCCGAAAAGCAAGACATACGAAGAATTTGTAGAAAAATTTAAACCTAAAAAGACGACAGACGACTGCTACACACCGCCTGCGGTATATGAGGCTGTAAAAGATTGGGTAGTAAAAGAATACGGCCTTGAAGGCAAAGAGATAGCAAGACCTTTTTATCCGGGCGGCGACTATGAAAGCTATGACTATCCTGCAGATTGTGTCGTGATAGATAATCCGCCATTTTCGATACTTTCAAAAATTTGCAAATGGTACATAGAAAAGAATATAAAGTTCTTTTTATTTGCTCCAAGACTTACACTCTTCTCAAATAATTTGGATGTAACATACATAATTGACGGAGCACCGTCAATCGTATATGAAAATGGAGCAAGAGTTAACACTTCATTTATAACAAATTTGGATACTTGCAGGATAAGAAGTGCAAATGGTTTGAAGCAAGCGATAACTAAAGCACAGGAAGAATCTAAGCCGAAAGGACTGCCGTCTTATGAGTATCCGGATAATATAATCACATCAAGTGGTTTAGAAGCACTTGCAAAGCAGGATATTGAGTTTAGATTTGAGAAAGATGAAGTGCATTTTATAAAAACTTTAGATATGCAAAAATCTTTTAAAAAAACAATATTTGGAGCAGGCTTTCTAATATCAGACAAAAAGGCTGAAGAATTAAGAGAGGCAAAACAGACAGAAACAAAGAAAATACTCGGAAACACAGAAGCAAAAACTTGCTGGGAACTTAGCGACAGAGAAAAAGAGATTATAAAAAATTTAGGATAGGAGGTCTTTATGGATAATGCATATTTAGCAGGTAAGAAGCTTCTTTGCGGAAGCTATACGGAGTATACTCCTTCGGGCAAGGGCAATTTTGTCAAGATGGGATGTTGGGGGAAAGAGCCAAAAGTCGGGGCTATACCTTACTTTTACAGCCAAAATATGGGACGTGTAGCTCATGTGGGAGCAGTGATAGAAGTAAATAAAAAAGGCGATGTATATAAGATAAAGACAATAGAGGGAAACACATCTGCAGGCTTTTTTAATCGTAACGGCGGTTGTGTGGCCATAAAATCATATGAATTTTCGCTTGGACAGGTGGGAGGAGGTAACCGCATAAACGGGTTTGGATATCCGCTTTTTGACGATGATACCTGTACAGTAGAAGAATTTATAGATGTATTAAAAGGTGAAGTCGGATATACAGAAAAAGCAAGCAATAAGGACTTGGATGGCAAGACCGCAAATCCGGGCGATAAAAATTATACTAAGTATGGAGCGTGGTACGGCGATAACGGCGCTTATTGGTGCCAACAGTTTATATCGTATTGCGCCTATATGGCTTGCAAGAGGCATAAAAAAGAAGAAGTTACAGGCTGGGAACAGGTGCAAGGCCGATGGAAGTATAAGCTACACGGTCAGTATGTAAAAGGCCAATGGCTTGAGATTGCAGGTCGATGGTATGTATTTGACGAAGCCGGTAATGCTATAGAAAAGTGGTTCAAGCAGGACGAGGATTGGTACTATATGAATCCTACTGATTGCGCGATGCTTGCAGGTCAATGGCTGCAGATAGATTATAATTACTATTACTTGACCCGATCGGGAGTGATGGCACGCAATACATATATAAAAGATACCCAAAGAAATGTTTATTGTTGGGTAGATGCAGACGGTAAGTATTTAAAAGAGTATGATACCGCTAATCCTGATATTGATAAGTACGGAGTAGCAGAGTAGAAGAGAAGGCAAGAGGTTCAATCCCCTTGCCTTATTTTTATTTGTTCAAAAGTTTTTTCGTGTGATATATCGTGTGATACATCTCAGAAATATATCAGAAAAGCAAGAAAAATATTTCTTTTTAAAGATAAAAAATAACGCTAGAAATGGCTTAAAATCTAGCGTTTGGCGAAAAGGCTTGATATATCGTGCTTTTTCAAAAACAGTCTTAACGGGTTCGAGTCCCGTCTCGCGCTCTTTTTTTATTTTAGAAGTCTTGTTTTTACAAGGCTTTTTTTAGTGAATGAATAAATATTATAATCCTGAAAATAAAATATGTCGGCCAATTTTACAAGCCGACATCTAACAGTTGATATCAT